GTAGGTTTGTGTTTAACCAGGTGCAACACAATTTTGATGCGGTCGAGGTGATGCGTCTCACCCGGCTCGTATGGGCCAAGGCAGGCTATCGTCCATCGAATGGGTGTTGGCCGGTTATGGGGTTGGATGGTGAGTTGGTGATCGAGAGTCATGGCCAACAGGAAATCCATGACTGTGATAGCCGGTTGATTCTCGTCTCGGGTGGCGTGCGTGCTGGCAAATCGGGGTGGGGGGCAATGCACGCCATCAAGCACTGCTTTGTCAACGATGGGTTGATCTGGATTGTGGGGCCGGACTATGAACAGGCAGACAATGAATTTGATTACGTGGTCAAAGCGCTGGCCGCCTGCGACATGATAGGCGACCTATCCGATCCCAAGGGTAAGAGTAAATCTGTTACTACATCGTGGGGCTGCCAGATTGTTACGAAATCGTCAAAGGACGTGCGTACCATTGCCGGCAAAGCCCCCCACTTTCTGTTGGGTGTGGAGATGGGGCAGCAGGAGGAGGCGGCGTTCCACAAGCTGCGGGAACGTGCCATCGAGCACGGCGCCACAGTGGCGATGACCGGGACATTTGAGGGGGCGTTGGGCTGGTACCCGATGTTATGGGAACGGTGGCAAGGGCCGAACGAAGAGGGGGGGCGCTCTTTCTCTTTGCCCACGTGGAGTAATCCGATCTTCTCGGGGTACGATGACCCACGGGTACAGGAGTTCAAGGTTGGTACGCCGGATGAGTTGTTCATGGAACGTTGTGCAGCCATTCCGTACAAACCGCAAGGGTTGGTACATAAGGCGTTTAGCACCAAGGTGCACTTGGCAAGGGTTCCATTCGATCCCAAGTTGCCTGTTGAAATTGCGGTCGACCCGGCTACACACACGTATGCGGTTGAGGCTGTGCAGTGGGAGAAGTTGACAATCTCCGAACACATCACCAAGGCGCTTGCCCGTGGTGAGACGGTACCGGAATTGGACAGTATCCCAAAGGCAAAGTTGAGAGAGGAGCGTACCCGTATTTATGTCGTTGATGAGGTGTATGAACACGACATCATCGGGCAGGATATCATTCCCAAGGTGCAGGCGAAACCGTGGTATCCCTATTTATCGTCCGGCGTGATTGACCAGGCCGGATCCACACGTAACGCCAACAAGAGCCAAGTAGAGATTTGGCGGGATATGACGGGGGTTGGGTTCCGCTGGAACTATGTATTGTTGGAAGACCAACCACCGCTTTTGAATTTGCGGTTACGTATGGATCCTGATATGCACCTACCGCTAATCCTCTTTAACTGGACGATGCGCAATGAACGTACATTCGCCGGAAAAGCCGAGGGGGTTTTGGCAGAGATGGGGTTGTATCAATACCCCAGATGGCGGCAGGGGCAACCAACGACAGACAAACCGATCAATGCAAACAACGATGCAATCAAGGCGATTTGCTATTGGCTATATGACAAGTTTGGTGCGGTGGTAGAGCGGCGTAAACCATCGGGTGCCATGAAGATACGCCGGTATGGGTTGATGCGATAATGCGAACAGTCACAGGGTTGTTAGATGATACGGGCGCACAGCAGCCGGCGACGGTTGAACCGCTGTGCGAAATCAGCCACCAACAGTTGGTGGCGGTTGTTCGGCAATTGGTCGGTAGGATTGCAGAGTTGGAATCTCAGGCGCAGGAGTATCACAAATTTCTGTTGACTTTTCGCCAAACTCAACTTATAATGTTAGGGGCAAGTGAGGAGAATTTACACTTGCCGCGCACGGTGACACCAAAACATCGGCGCAATAACTAGATAGAATCCTACCGGGAAACCAGCGGGAACAGATCGACACATTCACTTGTGGATCTGTTCCCGCTTTTTTTATTCTCCGAACGGGGCAACGATGAAATTAACTGTAGACGAAATTAATGCACGAGTGAAATCGAAGATCGATTCCAGTGCGGACTATTTGAAATTGGTTCCCACCTGGGAGCGCATGTGGATGTTAGACCCTGGCTTCGAGCAGAGCGACAAAGAGAGCGTTGAGAAAGACGGCAGGGAGCAAGTTAAAACCGCCGATCCCTACGACACCGTGATGTTGGCACAGCGTCTCATCTCAGTCAACCCGCGCATTGACATTCCACCTGTGCGCAATGATGCCGAGTGTATCAAAAAAGCGGAGAACAAAGAGCGTTTCCTATTGGCCATGTGGCAACGGATGAACCAACTACAGGGCCGCAACATTCGCCGGGATATGGCATGGTCTATGCTGGTTCGTGGTCGGGCGGCTGTCGAAGTGAAATGGGTTAAGGACAAGATTCCGCAGGGGTTGCAGCGCTTCCCGATCAATATCCGCACGTTGAACCCAACCGAGGCGTTTGTACACCAAGGGCCGCTTTATCCCGAGTATGGGTTCCACCGCTGCCAGATGAAGCGGGTAGACATCCGGCAGGAGTTCCCAAAGTTCAAGTTCGACGATCGGTCTATCGCTGATGAGAACACCAAACATTGGGTTGTTGATTTCTGGTGGATGAACGCCAAGAGCGGGAAATATTGGAACGCTGTTTTGATTGATGATGAGTTTGCTAAAAAACCGGTCGAGACGGATTACACGTTTTTACCAATCATTGTTGCGTATGGTGAGGGTGGACCTAGCAGCAACGAGGCGTATCACGGTCTGTCAATTCTACATGCGTTAGATGGCCAATGGCAGGCAAAATGCCGGAACCTCTCCAGCATGAGTACTGCGGGGCTGTGGGCTAGCTGGCCGTTCTTCACGGTCGAGAATGATGGCGGGCGCGAGGTTCCCGATATCACGGTGAGACCGGGCGCAACAGCGAATTTGCCGGCGGGCACACGCATTAACCAGATAATGCCCAACGTCAATATGCAGAGTCTTCAGGCGTTGATGGCTGTTATTCAGGCAAACATTCAGAAGTCGACATTTCCCGATATGATGTATGGGGAAACCGCCAGCGTACAGAGCGGGTTGGGGATTGGCATTGTCACCGATAGCGCTGCGGGCCGGGTACAGCTCCAAGTTGAATCGCTGGAGCTGATGACTATGATGATTAATGAAGGTGTGATGAGGTTGATTGTTGCTTTTGATGACGACGATGAGGGGGTAACCATCTGGGGCCGGGATGACCGCAACCGGGAAATGTACTCGTTAACGTTGACAAAAGAAGACATCGAGGAGTATTACGAGAATCTCGTCAAATTACGACCGTCTACCCCACAGGATGACATGCAGCGGAGCATGATGGGGCAACAGCTGGTGGCGGCGGGCGTTCTCTCAGAGGAAACCTACCGGGATGACTGGTTACCTCTCGCCGTGCCGACCGATGAGAAACAGCGGGTACTAGCGGAGCAGGCACAGAAGGCGCCGGGCGTGGCGGAAAATATGCAGCTGTTGGCGTTGATGCGTCAGTATCCGCAGACATGGCGCGAGATTATCAGGGGCACGCCATTTGAGGAGTTGGCCAACCGTATTGCCGAATCACGGCGACCGCAGCCACAACCGCAACTACAACCACCGCCACCGCCACCGATGCCGATTCCAGGTGCACCACCGTCACCGCCACCGGGACCGCAGGGTATGCAGATGGATCCGTTGATGACCGGGCCACAGGGGGGCGGGATACCTCCGCAGTTGGCCGGACAGATTACACCGCAGATGATGGGCATGGATGGCCGGCAGGATCCGTTGTTATTTCAACAGATGATGCAGGGGCCGGACAATATTCCACCGGCAGAGTTGATGCAGTTACTACAGCAAGGACGACAATAGCATGGCATACAATCCATACAGTGCCACCTATACACAACAGGCACAATCCAAACAACCGCAGCAGTACGACAATCAGCCTGCTAACGCATGGAATCCCCAGCGATACAATTTGCCGCAACAGCAGCAGCAGGCCAACCCGTACACGCAGCCCTATACCTCTGGTCAATACCAGAGCAACACCGGCATAGTGGGTCCATCTCGGCAATCGCCGACACAGGGCAACCCGATCCCGTCGCAATCGCCGGCGCAATACAACACGTTTGATTGGTTCCAAACGTTATCGCCTACCGGGCTGATGAACAACGACGAACGGGAAGCGGCGCTTCAGGCTGTGCAGGCGTCTCTCCCGATTGCGCAGTTCAACCAGAACAGCCAACAGTGGGCGCAGGAGTTTGACCAGGCCAACCAACGATATTGGAATCAGGCCGAATATCAACGGCAACTCGACGCATACAACCAGCAGTTTGCCAACCGCCAACAGACAGCCGCGGAGCAGGCACAACAACAAGCTGCGGAGCAGTGGGCACAACAGTTCGGGCAAACGCAGGCTAACGACGCATGGAATCAGCAGTTTGCCCAGCAGCAATTTGGATTGCAGGATTGGCAGACACGGCAACAGATTGAGTTGGCAAATCGATCTCAGAACGACCAGCGAGATTATCAAACCGGGCAGTTGGCGTTGGGCAACACGCAGGCACAGAATACCCGTGATTACCAGATGGGGCAGTTGGGGCTAGGGCAACAAACGCAGGCAGACACAGCACGCTACCAACAGGGATTGTTGCAACAGCAAATGAACGAGCTTGCGCAACTCCAGCGCTACCAGGGGGGGCAGCTGGACCTAGCCAACCGGACACAATCAGATACAGCAGCCTACCAACAGGGGCAATTGGGCATTGCTCAACAAACGGCAAATATTGACCAGATGTACAGAAGTGGTCAACTATCATTGGGCCAGGCGCAACAGGCGTTGGCAGAGCTACAGGCGCAACAGCAGTACGGGTTGCAGTCCGGACAGCTTGCGTTGGCGCAACAGACGCAGGGCAGCCTTGAGCAATACCGGCAAATGCAGCTACAGCAAGAGGCGGAATTGGCACGGCAACAGATAGCGGCACAGGAACGAATTGCAACAATGCAAGCGTATGGGCGGAATCAGGCGCCCAACGTGCGTTGGATGCGGGGGTAACGCATGGCGAATTGGTGGGACTGGATTACACCGTGGGATACACCGGATGAGCAGGCAGCACAGGAGGCGGCGTCAGCAGATGCCGCCATGTTGCAATTGGCACAACAACCCCCACCACAGATTGACCCTGTGGAGCAGTGGGCCGTCGATACGGGCATGATTACCGGTGGGCCGGCGGCGGCTGATGATTGGTCGGCTACGTTGGCCGCACTTGACCAGGCCATGGGGCCAGCTCCAGCACAGGCCGATCCGTGGGCGGATACGGTAGCACGTTGGCGCCAACAGCTTGATGCCGGTAGCGCGGCTGATGCGGTTGCGGCTGTCAATCAACCGTTGACCGGGCAGGCGTACATCGATCAATTTCTCGCCGAGAATAACCAGCAGATCCCTAGCAGTAACGAGTTGGGGGTAAATGGCTACATTCCTCCCGACGGTTCGCGGGGGATGAACCCGGCGCCACAGGACCGCCCAACAGGGCCGCTCGGGCCGGATGGGCTATGGACAGGCAGTCTGGGCGATCCGTGGTTGCTGAATGCCTATCAGGATAGCGCCGGGGCAGAAAGGGCCCAATTTCAGATTGACCAGCGCAACGCTGCCTATGATGAAAAGTATGGCGTGGGTGGTGAGGGATTCACCCGGCGCACGTGGGGGGATGCGTGGGATGCTGCGCAGGCGGCGGGCAGTGCCATTGCCAACAACTTTAATGAACTCGGCAAGAATTTGATGGGGGTAACGCTCGGCCAGCAAGGGGGACTTGAGGCGCTACAAAACACCTGGCAGGATTCACAGATTGCCCCAATCCTCAACGCACCGGTGGAGGCTGCCAAGGCGTTGCCTGGTGCTGCACTGGTGGCGCCCTACACCGAGGGGCTAGGCAATAAGGCGATGAACGTTGCCGATACTCTGCAATCGTATAACGATTTGGCATTGTCTCAGGAACCGGCGGATTATTTACCGGAGGGGATGGCTACACCCGATGTCACCGCGGGCGGCTACGTTGCGGCAGGACGTGAAGCGCTTTGGGCCACATTCAAGGAAATCTATGATAGTGTGCGCGAGGGCCGCTACAATCACGCGCAGGCCACGGGTACCCAAGTAATGAGCGATACGATTGCGGCGATGGCGGCGGCGGTACAACCCACCGCTGAGCAGCTCGCGCGCATGACGCCGGCAGAGATCGAGCGCAACCGCAAGCGGGCACAGCTCAACGCTACCGGGGATGTACGCAGCGTTGCCGATACCTTTGATGCTTTGGTGGACCAGCAGGCCACAGCACAGCAAAAGTCAGATCAGGCGGCTGCACTGTATGAGCAGGGCGCAATGGCCACTGATGAGGCAACCCGTACCCGGCTATGGACAGAGGCCGCCGACATGGGCGCCGAAGCGTATCGGTTGCAGAACGCTCACCCGATAGAACTGGTCAACGAGAATACCAACATTGGATTGTCGTTGATTACTGAATTACTGCTGCCGGATGTAACCGACATCCTGGGCGGTGCGATCTCCCTATTGAAAGCTAGTCCCAAGGCGCGGCGTCTTACTCGGGTGGCGGGTGAGGTGGCGGAGGCTGATGTAAGGGCACTTGATGAGTTGGCCGAATTTGCAGTTGGGCCACAGGCACGGGCAGTTGCGGAGAGTAGTTACAATCCGCGGGCATTGTGGCGTGCAGATAGTTGGCTGACCACAGGTGAGGCACGGGCCAACATTGCGGTAGACCAGGCGCACCGCTACCTATCGCAATTACTCGGCGATGTCGACACAGCAAGCGATATGAAAATCATCCTTCGGCAGTTGTCACAGGATCCACGGCGTTTGATTACGGGCATGGATGCGGGCCTATTCCAAAGTGAAGCGTTGCTTCAACGGGCGGGGAGTGATGGTCTAGTTAGATTTGGTAGCATGAATCTCGCCAACGCTAAAGAGCCTTTGCGCATTATCGGCAATTTTATTGAAGACTTTGCCACCAATGCGCAGAGTCTCAACGCCGGGCCACTGCTCAACAAGTACGATTTTGCTACAGAGTTTCACGAGGCAATGGTAGAGGCCGGGCGCAAGTTTTACAATGTGGCCACTGATGGCGGGGATGCGCAACGTAGTTGGCTGGGCTATGTGGCCAGCAAACAACGGCAGGCTGTTTCGCCGTTCTATATCTACTCCTCACCGGGCACATGGATTACAAACATTATCGGTGGGGCAGCCACAGCGGTTGGCGATGGCACGTACGCCGGCGGGCGGCTGTCCGATATGGATAACTACCTACAAAAGCTATACGGGGTAGACCCCACCATGCGCGGCTTTGAGGGTGTGGAGTCTGCGCAGAGTTTTGCCAATGCTGCCAGTGGCGCCGGGGGTATCCTGGGGCCGGTAAAAAAGGCTTACGGGCGCATCGATGAGAACATGGGGAAACGTGTCTATTACAAGAGCGTCACCCATGCGTTGCGTGAGGTAGGGCAACCCATGCTGCAAAACATGGTTGCTCCGATCCTGCGCGCCAACGGTATCACCGACCCGCGAGAAATTAACCGAATTGTCAATCATCTCTTTGAGACGGGTTACAATGGCGGGAATTTGATACAGGAGTTTCGGGACGTGATGACCGGGCGGGCGCGTGTCTTCTCGTTGTCTGATGTCAACCGGCAGTGGTTAGAAGCGGTAGATCCCGAAAGCTTGTCTCAACTATACGAAATTGTACGCAAGGCGCCCGACCGTGAAACCGCATTGCAGCAGCTCACGGGCTGGTATGACAGTGCGGTCAACCACTGGGGCCGGATGATTAAAGAGGCGCCGGTGGTCCCACAGCGGCACGTGTGGCAGACACAGGAAGTTGCGCAAGACATGGCGGACATTGCGCAGATTGGCAAAATGGTAGAACGGTATGGCGGGCTAGGTGCGCAGGAGATCGCAGCGTTTAAGCAGATGGCGGCGGCGGGCCTAAAGGAAACGCAAAGTAATTTTGAGCGGTTGGCAGGCATTGTGACAGAGTTGCAGGATCCCAGTAATCGCTATGCGCTCTACGACATTTGGGGACAGGTGACCGACATCACAACGGATGTACGGTCACAGTTGGCAAAACAGGCGGAGCAAATCTACCATCTCCCGATGGAACAACGGGGGCAGGCGTGGGCCGCCTATTTCCAAAATGCACAGAATTTATGGGCAGGTCGCAACGAGCGGGTAAACAATCTGCTCAATGGTGCGGCTGATGCCATTGCGCGGGGTGATGGCGTCACCGCCAACGTTTCGCAATGGGATATCCTAGAGCGCACCGCACGGCAAAACGAAACAAAGCTGTGGGAAACTTTGCGACTTGAGCCACAGGGGGGCGCCTATGATACACAGTTGCAACGTGTGGTACAGGCTGGGCAGGCGATTAGTGATAAGGCGTTGGCGCGGGTGTATGCGGCTGCGCGGCGGTTTAACACAGCCGATGCCATTGATTACATTGTCAGCACAGAGCGCAATGTACAGATGGCTGGTGCGCAGGCTCGGGCCTATCTGGACGACGTGTTGGAATCTGTTTTCAAGGGTGATAGTTCGTGGGAGGATTATTTTTCAATCCGCAATGAGACATGGCGACAGTTGCGAGTATACGAGAGGGATGTTTGGGGAATCGCCGAACGGCAGATTGTCACTGACGGATTGACAGCAGAGGTAAAGACCGGTCTACGTTTTGACGCTGGTCCCGATGGCATGGTTGAGATTATCCGCAAAGAAGAGCGGCGGACACCGGTTAAGACGAAAGCAAACCAGCGGCGCCCGGTTAAGACCGAAACCACCAACCAATGGATTGTTCGGCGTGAGGATGGCACGATCACTGAAATTCCCGATAACATGGTACCGGATGAACTGCGATCCCGGTATGACAATTTGACTGATGAGATTGATGCAAACGTTGAGTTAGAGTTGGACAACCTCGCAAGCGGTGCGGCGGTTGCCGACGATATCGCCGCGGCTGGCTCAATTAAAGATGGGTATCGTATCCCGCAAACGTTGGATGAGTATTGGGCAATGGTGATTAAGGGCGAGGAGCCGCCGGACAATCTATTACCCCAAAGTATTCTCGATGAGTTGGACAGTGCGCCCGCGCCACGGTCCAGCGCGATGGATGAGAAAGCCATCGTGCGGGCAGAAGAGGCGGCGATGGGTAGCGCAGAGGCTCGGGTATCGATTCGTGATGAGTGGGACCGAACCGTAAAAGCATCGGCGGGGATGCCGAACATTGATCAGACGATAGCGACCTATACCCGCAATGGGATTGTGAATGTCCCCGAGAATCGATTCGAGGATCTCTACGGCACCACGATTGCAGGGCGCCGAATTGAAAATCAGGATGACGTCAACCGGCTGTTACAGGAATACTACGATCTGAATCAGCAGGCGAAGGGGGCACAGGCAGCAGCAAAGGATGTGAAGCAGGCGGTTAAGGCGACGAAAGAAGCAGCCGACCGGATAGCAAAAGAACTGAACCTCGGCGCCCGTAATGCGGTGGACGACCTAAGGGAGGCGGCGTTGCGTACCGCACGCAACACAACGCAGGCGGGGGCGGTGCAGGCACCAGATGTTGCCCTTGCTGCCCAACATGCGAGCGAGCAGATTCGCAACATTTACAACTATGTGACAACGCACATTGATGAGATCATGCAGCCGGCGGGCGCCCTCGGCGAGGGGCAAGCGCTGCGAGCGCTGGACGATTTTCGCCGGCGAGTTGTTCCCGCATGGGACAATGCCAAGTATATCGCAGCGGAATATGGAAACCGAATGCGGAGCTTTACGCTAGTGGACTTTGCCAACAACACGCGGCTTGATGAAATTGCCGGGGTGTTGATGCCCTACTCTTTCTGGATGACGCGCAGTGCAAAGAATAGCCTAGAGAGGGCAATCTTTGAGCCGCACATTTGGTCTCGCATGATGAAGACCGACCGCGAGATTAGAGAGATGCAGACACAGAGCGGTGACCCGCAACGCTACAGCGGCGCCATACCGGTTGATCTCGGCAACGGTACAACCTACTGGTTGAAAGTGAACCCGGTAAAATACTGGCCAACGTTTGGTCTATTCACACAAAACGATTACGCCAATCCGGAGAGCGCTAACAACGCATACTCGTTTGCACTGGAATCGATGAAGAGTGCCAACGCATCGTTCTACCCGTGGTTAGAAGTGGCAAGCAAAATTGCATCTAACAAGCTGGCCGGCAACGATGCGTTAGAGGACATCTACCCGATGTCCTACATTCCACAGGGCAGAATCATTGGTTGGATGGCTGCCAAAATGATGGGGCCGGATATCCCTTGGGCGCTACGTCCAGGTTATTATGAGTACAATGTGGGGCGTGAACTCACTACAATGGTAAGTGAGGGAGCGATCACAGCGGAGCAGGCCGAATGGGCACAGGACATGTTACGGCAGATGCGGACGGGTGAGCAGCCACTACCGGAACAAGCCGGGCAACAGGATGAGCTTACCGCCATTTTGCAGCAGGCAACCCAGCGGGCCGCCAATAAAGAGCTGTTGGCGGCGGGCACTTCACTTGCTACGGGTGTACAGGTGAAACCGTACAACCAGGCAGAACGGCAGGCAATGGCGGCCACGGAGGCGTTTAACAACCGGGGCTATGATGCCGTCACCAATCCAACCGGCAGTGAGCTGGCTGTCAATGCGACCTATGATCAATACCCCGAGTTGGGGCCGAAGTTTTCGCAGGGCGCCATCTACCAGACAGAGAAGAAGCGACCGGGGATTCGTGCGGTAGAGGGTGCGATGTGGGATGAAGTCAATCAGGCGCAGGACACATTGTACACAGCGGGTG